GGACGGATCCGACCTTCGAGTCCCTCCTGCGCGATGTCGACGACGGCCTGCATCGAGTCGCCGACCTCACCGATGGCGTCGGCGTAAGACTGTGCCTGTTCGACGTTGAACGCCTTCGTCTCGGCCGCGTTCTTGAAGGCGTCCTGAATGAGGAACCCGGCGACGGCGACGGCCGCCAACGGACCAGCCGTCTTCGCCAGGTTGCTTAACGCGATGTTGCCGTCGACGGCATACTCGGCGAGTTGGCCGATGCCGACGCCCAACGATCCGACAACACCGCCCAACTGGCCGAGATCTTGGGCGGTGTTGCCGGCCATGTTCGCCAACACGCTTCGCGACTGGTCCGATTCGGAGCGGACGTGGCCCATTTCGTCGCCGACGTTGCGGAGCTTGCCGCCAGCGGCGTCCAGATCCGACCCCATCTGACGAAGCCCGGCCCCCGGGCCTTCAATGCGGATCGCGTCGATTTCGCGCATCGTCGCCGCCAACTCGTCAGCGCGGGCTTCAATCGTGTCGAACTCGACGCCGGCCTTGCGGAGCGAGTTGACGAGTTGGGCGGTCCCCTGGGCGTCGAACCCTTCGCCGAACTTGTCGCCGATCTTCGCGACGGCGGCAAGCGTCGCCTGTGACTCGGTGGTGACCTGTTTCAGGTTGCCGATTACCTTGTCGAACGCCGCCTCCGACTTCGAGCCCACATCCTTGAAACCGTCGGCGAGCTGCTTGCCGGCCTTCTCGCCGGCCTCGCCGATCTGCTTCAGTTCGGAGACGGCCTTGTCGCCCTTGACGACGACTTCGTATTCCAACTTTTTATCAGCCATCAGGTGAACGCCCTGTCGTAGGCGTCCTCGACGGCATCCCCGACGGCGTCATCCAACCGGTTACCGGCCTTGCTCCAGGCGTGCCGGCCGCGGGCGCCCGGATGGTGCGCCGACATGGCGAACCGACCCTCGAACGCCAACACCTTCGCCCGTTTCGGTCGGATCATGTGCGCTTTGGCGCCCGACTCTTTGATCGCCCACGCCCCGGCCGGCTTGGCGTGAAAGATCACCGTCGTAGACCGACCCGAAACCTGCTGCCGGGTGGAGGCGGTGAGCTTCTTGCCGCGGAACGTGCCAGCACCGGCGGCGATCGCCGCCTTACCGACCTTGGCGACGTCGCGGCCGACCTTGCGGGTCGCCGACTCGACGTCACGCACGATTGCACGACTCACCTGATCGAAGGTTGGCCCCTTGGCGGTGATGCGGATGTCCACGACATCTACGCGAACGTTTCGATGGGGATCGTCGACACGCCGGAACCGAACAGGATGTCCGGCTTGTGTGACAGCGGCAGCGACAGCGTGGCGGTGAGTTTGGTGCGGGCATCACCGCCGATCGTCCCGGAGATCACCCGGAGCCGGCCGATCGCCTTCGGGGCGACGTCGGCGTTCAACCCGAGGTAGAAGTACGCCTCTTCGGTGTCGTGCTCGAACAGGAACCGGTTCATGCCGTTCATCAGGTCCGGGTCTTGCAGGAACGTGACGTCGAGCGTGTAGCTGGTGACCCCGACCTTGGTGGTGGTTTCCTCCGGGCCGCAGAACGTCGCCGGGGTGGAGTCGGTCGTCGTGTTCGGCGACGCGCTGAGCGCACCCGATGAGATCTGGCAGGAGAAATCACCGAGGCTGCTCGACACGTAGTCGGCGATCACCGCGTCGATGACGGCGTTGCCGTCCGGCGCCTGCCACTCCGACGTATAGCCGACCGCCGCGGTGTCGACCATCGACAAACCGAACTTGCCGGTCTCAATTTGGAAGACGTGTGACGCCATAGTAAATCAATCTCCTATTAGCCGACGGATACGGGCCAGGCCGGCAGGGTCGCCGGGGTAGGGGGACAGAACGTGACCGCGTCGACGCAGACCTGAACGGTGATCACGTACTCGTGGAGCTCGGGGCCGCCAGTGCCGGGATCGACAGTGCCGGGCGTCGAGTCCAACGGGATGTACGGGCCGACCATCAACGTCCACGCCGCATCCGCCAACGTGTCCAAGATGCGGCATTGTTCGGACGGGTTGCCGTCGGCGACGAGATGGATCGGGTACTCGGCGACGGTCAGGCCGTCGACGATCGACCATGACGGCTGATCGACCCAGACGCATGGGGCGACGAGCTGGTCGGGCGGATACAGATGCACCCGCCCCGCGGGGAGGAGCGGCACCAAGACGTCGTGGAGGGCGGTGCGGGCGTCGGTGAGGGCGAGCGTCACGCCACACCGACCCGTTCACGCCAGGGGGCGAGCATCGGCCACACCCCTTCGAGCGGATCCGAATACACCGGGAACTGCACCGCGTTGTCAGCCCACCCGCCCGCCGTACCGAACGGGACATCCTTACGGCGGTACAGCACGACGGTCGCCTCCACCGCGGCGGCCAGGATCGGCGACGGCGTAACGACCGGCAGAGGGGTGCACCGATCCAACCGTTCGTCGATCAACCGGCCGGCGGTGAAAGCCGCGTCCGACACTCGGGCGAGATCCGGGTCGGACACCGACGTCATCCGCATCGCATCCAACGCACGAGCGACGATCACGTCATGCTCGAGCTGCCACCAGTCACCGATGTACGGGGAAGACGCCACGGGTCAGTCCCCGACCAACGTCGTGCGGGCCTTGCCGGCCTTCTCGGCTGCGAGCACGGCGTCGGTTTCGTCGGGATGCTTGGCGAGATACTCCTCGACTTCGACGACGGTGTGCTCGCCCGGATCGAACGACGCCGACTTCTTCGCCGGTTTGCCCGACTCCTCGACAGGTGCCGGTTCGACACCGGGGTCGGCGTAGTCGACACCGACCGCGAACGAGTTCTGCAACCCCGCCGGCGCGTCGCTCACGACGTTCCCTTCTGCGCTGCCTGGGAACACACGCGTGAGACGGCAGCTTTCACGGCACCGTGTCGATTGAAATGACCGAACCGGTCTGCATGACGACCGTCTCGAAATCGCCGGCATAGCCGACCTGCACACCCCAAACACTCGGCTCGACAACTTGCAGGGCGGAGCCGCCCTGCTCGAACAGTTGAACCCCGGCCGTGTTGATCAACAGGGCCTGACCACCGGCCAGACCGGGGGTCATCACCACCGGGATACCGGAGATGGTGCCCATCGTGCCCGACCCGAACGACCCGGCAGTGAACCCGGTGCCCTGCGAGTTCGTCGCCCCGTACGGGGCGAACGACCCGGCGAACTTGCCGAGGTCGCCTGGGGCGACGGCGAGCAGCACCCGACCGGCACCCTTGACGTTCGTGTAGGTGACGGCGACGCCGGCCCACAGGACGGCGGCGATCTCGTCGGCCGACGGCGAGGCGTCGAGCGCCGTGCCGGCGGTGGCCCCGGCGAGCAGGTCGGTACAGGCGACGGCTTCGGTGGCGATGGCGTACTGGGCGGCCAGGTCGGAGATGACCATGTCGAGGATCTGCGGCGACGTGCGGTTGATGTCCTGGCGCGAAACGTTCACGTAGCCGCCGTACGTCACCGGGGTGATCGACGTCTTTGAGATCGTCATCTTCCGGCTTGAAAGCTCGGTCTTTTCACCCGATGTCTGCTCGCCGACCAATGTGTGCTGCGTCACCTTGGCGTACGCCCACGACCCGGTACCGAGCGGCGTGGTGCCGATCGCCGAAACGACCGGGCGGGCCGAGTCGATGAAGTTGACGAGCGGCCCGACGATCTGCTCCGGGAGCAGACCAGGGTTGTCCGCCGTCGTCTGATGTGCGGCGGTGCGGTTGAACACTTCGAGCCGGTCAGAGGCGTCGCGGTCGCCGAGGGCGGCGTAGTAGAAGTCGGCGATGTAGGTAGCCGCAGAACGGTATTCGACGTCGCCGCGCATCTCGCCCCGGCCACGCATCCGCTCGATCTCGGCGTTGATCACCTCGGCGCGTTGCCGTGCCTCTAGCGCAACCCTCGCCGCGTCACGCAACGGGACGAGCTGCTCCGAAAGCGTGGCGATGCGATCACGGGCACGGTTGAGCTGTTCGCGTTCACTGTCGTTCAGGTCGCGACCGCCGCCACCGTTGGCGGCCTGGGCCTGCTGGGCGACGCCCTGCATGAGATTGCTGCACTCATCAACCTCGCCTTCGAGGCGACGGATCATGGCGTCGGTGTGGGGTGCGGGTGCGGGCACGGCTGGCCTCCGGTACGTCGAAACGGTGGGTTCCTGACGTAGGGCGCTCGTACCCGCTACGGACCGCCACGTTCTACATGGACCAGACGCCCGGTAGTGCGAATGCTGACTACTCGCCGACCAGAATTACACGGACGTCATTCGCGTGTCAAGGCGGCCAGGTACTCGAGTACTTCGTCCAGGTACGGCGTCGCCGCCGGCACCTCGAACGGCGGCGGCGACACCGACCGCACCGCCAACACCTCGGCGCCCTGGTATGCCGGGTTCGGCACCAGAGCGATGTGATCCAGGAACGCCCTGCCGATCCGGCGGCGTGTCCGACGCTCCGACCAGAACTGATCGGACGGCTTCACCGCCATCCCGACCGACGCGCCGAGCACACCGTCGTCGGCGAGCTGCAACGTCTCATCACCGAGCAGGGTGCGTGACACGTAGACCTCGCCGACCAGACCGTTCGACCGGTCGGTGTGGATCGCCCTGGCGAGGCCGATGGTGCGCGTCACGTCGTGGTCACGGTTGGCCCGCACCCGACCGGGCCGCTTCTCGATCCCGGCGAACGCGCCACGATCCACCGACTCGGTGATCAACTTGCCGGAACCCGGCGGATACTCGACGGTCGTGTCCTCGTCGTACGGGACGACGATCACCTCGATGGTGCGGTCGGCGAAATCGACGGCCGACACTTCGACGGCGGCCCGCCATTCGACCGGTGCCCGCGGCGCGGCTTCGACGATGGTGTCGCTCATTGAAGTACCCCGCTTGTGAGTGTCGTGGACGGCGCGGCGATCGTGAACCGCTCGATCTCCTGAACCTGCTCGACGGTGACCACACCCAACCCGATGAGGATCTGCCAGGTTTGCGCCCGCTCCAACGGTCCCGGCCTGACGAACTCGTCGCGGTTCACCTCCACCGTCGTCCCCCTCGGCAGTGCCCATCCCGACAGGGCGGCCACCACCGGATCGGCCCGCGACTTCAACCCCGACCGCCAGAAGTAGTCGAAGATCGATTGCACGTTGGCGTACGTCATCGAGTCGCCGCCACTGGGCAGGCCCATCAGGAACGGCGGCACCCGCATCAACACCGCGACCCGCGACTCGGTCATCTGCGCCAGTTCCACCATGCCCATCTGGGCCGGCGACTGCTGCGTCGTCGTGAACTCCACGCCACCCGACAGGACCGCCGGCAGACCCATCGACGACGCCCTGGCGTTCAGCCACTGGGTCTGCAAATCCGACGACTGCTCAGCCGTCAACACCGCCGGATGCGTGATGATCCCCGACGGCACCGCCCCACCACCCACAAAGTTGGCGATGTACCGGCCGAGTAGCCGTGACGCCAGCAGCCTGGTGCGGCCGGCCTCGAGCGGACCGTGCCCGTGCGCGTCGCTGGTGCGTGACTGGTAGCGGATGTGGAGCATGTCGCCGGTCACGTCCAGGTTCCCGATCGAGTAGCGGCGACGGCCGCCGTCCATCTCCACGTTCACCAGCCACGGATCGACGACATGGAACCGGGCCGGCCAGCCGGTGCTGTACCGCGCCGTGGCGATGACGAACGCCTCGCCGAGCATGAAATCCCACCAGAGCTGCTTAGCGAACTCGTGCCACGACGTGTACAAGTCCGGGTCCGGGTTGATCAGCCACTCGTCGTCCAGCGATGAGCTCGCGCCGACGAGGTACGGCGGCATCGACGCCAACAGAGACGCGATCAGATCCACACACCCC